ATAAAAGTCTATTTTCTTCATTCAAATTTGTAATATTTTTTATTTCATAATATTCGTTATTAATTTCCATAAAGTATGAATGTTTTATCTTATCCGTATATCTCATTACAATATTATGTGTGCTTTCATTAAGTGTCGCAATTCCATCAATATAAACAACCCCTTTCGCAGTTTCTAATCTACATTTAGTTGTGAAAATTATATCATCCAAATATTGTATGCTATCAGCTTTTAAATTATTAGTTTGTCTATTAATTTGTCTTAAAACTTTACATGTATGCTTAAAATCTCCTATACAATATTCTTTTTTTTTTTGTTTTATTCTTGTGTTACATGTCATAGATTCCAAACCCCATTATCTTCTCACTAAATAAGAATTTATCTAAATATGCCATAATATCAGAATTAGGACAATCGCCCTTGTTTTCATATAAATAAAGAACTAATCTTTTAATTGTTAATAAAAAAACTTCTGGAATAACATTAATAACCATAAACTCACCATTTCCAGATTCTGTAAAACCAGCTCCTTCACCATCAGGGACTGTAACTTTGTATGTAAAAGTAGTTTTATTTACAATAGTATCAATTTCAAAAATTCCATTAAATATTGCTTTATCAATATTGCTAACTAAGATTTTTTGTCCAGATTCTAAAAAGTTATCATTAAATGTTTCAACAGTAACAACGTCTTCTAATCTTGATATTGTATTAATTATCCATCCAAATCCTGCATTAAATGTTAATTGAATACTATTAAATATATCTTTAACACTTGGATATTCTGAAAATTTTATATATGAATAATAATCCATATTCGGTATTAGATAATAATTGTCATCATCAATTAAATTTAAAACACCACTATTGTCTATATATTCAATTTTATCAATACTTTCAACAGGACATTTTTTAACCTTAATACCTTCTAATATAAATCTAGTATCTTCTGTAAGAAATGTTTTTGTATAAGCATAATATTTTTTAAAAGTTAAATCTTTACCTGTATAATCTTCTATAAATTTAATCGCAACATTCATCAAATCAGTCAGATATGCATCCTCAGTAGTATCCTCAACATCAATAAATACTAAATATTGCTTTAATTCAGTTAAAGATATTGGTAATTCTTTTGTGCGATTTAAAACTTTATAATTTTTTATCATAATTTAACCTTTAAAAAATATAACACATAAAGGGATGGGGAAATTCCCACCCCTAAAAATATTGAAATAATTAAGTTTGTAATCCAATTTTAGCCCAATCACCAGCTAAGATTCCCGTAGAAATATACATATCATAAGAACTATCAATACCAATAATTCCAACAGAAGCAGGAGCTGAAGTAGTATCTAAATCAACTGCAAATTTTAATGTCCCACCAATATAAAGAACATTATCATTGTTACCCCAGCCTGGTTTTTCAAAATAATTATCTACATTTTTTGCAGCAAAACAAAAACTAGAAAAAATAAACATAAACAATAAACTTAGTTTTATTTTATTCATTATTTTTTACTCCCTTTTTTTATTTGTTTAGGAGATTGATTTTTCTTATCTTTATCATCTTCCTTTTTATCTTTTTCTATATTAGCTTCTTCTTCTAAATTAGCTTCTTTTTTTAGCCTAGCTTTAACTTCTAGTTCATCCTCTTCTTCCAATTTAGCTTCTTCTATAACTAGATCTTCTTTCACTAGTTTAGCATGACCCCTTTTTACAACTAAGTTAGCAATGTCTTCAAGCAAGGATACGGTCTCACCTTTTCTTATATTCCCCCAGCTCCAAAATTGTCTATCAATAGTTATTCCTTCAATCTTTAATTTTTTCATATTGAACTCCAATTATGCTTCTAGTGTAGGGATAGATATTGGATCACCTTTAATAACCAATGCACTTACATATAGATCAGCAGAATTTGCAGTTATCACCGAAACTTTAAAATATCTTTTATTCCCTATATAACTTATTCTTTCTGTTGTGTTTGCGGTAACAATCTTTGTTCCTGCGATTGCTCTTGTTAGAAAATCAGGATCAACTGCAACAAATCCTGTTGTAGCTTCATCACTATCTTCTAGTATTAAAGTCACATCTCCTAGTGTAAAAGCATCAACTTTTAAGACAACAGCAACAGATTTAAATCCTTGCAAATCTATTGTTTCCCCAGCAGTAGTTGTATCTGCACTAAGTGCTACACCATTTAATCCAATTACTTCTTCTATATATTTTGATAAATTTTTATACATTACAAATCTCCTTATTATTATTAAAAATTTGTGTGGAATATTTCATCCACACAAAAAAAACATTACTACGCCATCTTTAATTTATAAAACGCTTTATCATTAATTACTCTTGAATCTGCATAGCTTCTAAAAAAGAATGTGTAATATCCATCAGCCTGATTTTCATCAATACTTAAAGTTACAGCAGGTTTTCTGTATAACAAGAAATATCTACTAAAATTACCTAAAATTATTGGATGTTTGCCTGTGGCAATATTATCCATATTATTATTAGTAATAAATTGATAACCCATTAATGTGCTAGGAACAGCATCAGAAAGATGATTTAAGTATAAATAATCACCTATACCATTTTGTGTAAGTCTTAACTTATGTAAAGTGTTATAATTAAACATAAATTTTGAACCAGCATCATATTGTGGACCCGCTGCTTGAATTTGCTCTATAAGTGCAGAAATATCAGTTACTGAAAATTCATCAGTTTTAATTGAATTAATTGTATTTACAAGTGTATCTGTCATAATACCCATAGGCTCTTTAACACCAGTTCCAGTTGTTATCATGGTCGCCAATTTAGCAGCAAAATCCATTCTTGCATTACTTTCAATAAACGATTCAACATCTATTTTTGTAGCTAAGTCAATCATTTCATAAGTAGCACTTTGTGCAGATGTAATTTTATTTAACAATAAATTTTCAGATTTAAAGTTATTTCCTGGGAAATTACCAGTTGTTCCTTTTTCGCCTACACCAGCAGTATTTGAATTAACCATACTGATTATCACTGGAAAAAATTTTTCTTCGCCAGTAATCATGCCAACATTATTTAAAAAATCAGAAATATTAGGAAGTTGTGTTAGCATCATTGCTTCTCTTTCTCTTAAAACCAAACCACCCTGCTCAGCTACATTAGATCTTAGAGATTTGATACTTTCTAATTTATCGTTTTCATTAAATTTCTTTTGTGCATTATTTAACAAAAATTTAAAAGCGTCTTTTTTATACCTAGATTGTGTTGCCTTCTCCTCATCTTTAACTTTCATTCTAGCACTATTAGCTTCAATGTTATCTATTTGCCCTTCCATTTTTTCTAATTTTTCTCTAAAAGATGCTTGTTCTTCAATTTTTGTATTTATAGATGCATATTTAGCTTCCATCTCATCCATTTTTAAATTAAATTCTTTATCTATCTCTTCATTTGTTCTTCCATTTGAATGAGATTTTCTAAACTCAGCCATTTCTTGTTTAATTTCATCAGCAGTTTTCTTTAACTCTAATTGATAATCAGTTTTCATTTCAGATTTTAATATCTCTAAAACTTCTTCTGGTGTTGCATTTTTATCGCCCATTATTATCTCCTTGTGATTAGCTTTTTAGCTTTTATTTATTTTTAGTTAATGATTCCATTGCTTTATTCCAAAATTCATTATCGTTTCGACTTTTTTTATCCTCATTATCAACTATCTTTTTCTCTTTTCGAGAAATTTCTTCATTAATAATTTGTTTAAATTTAGAAATAAAAATATTAGATTCCTTATTACTAAAACCTTTATCTTTTAAAATATCAGAAATATCTGTAATTATTTTAACATTATCTTCGTAATACTCAGATACATTATTATACTTTTTAAATTCTGGTGATTCTATATCCATTAACTTATGATATTTAGATAATAGTTTTTTTATCTTTTCTGTTTCTTTGTATGGAATATCTGACTTATTATATGTTTTATTTATATATGAAACCGAAGTCATAATAGCTTTTTGAATAATTTTTGGTTCGTTATCTATTACATCTACAATTAAAAACTTATAAGCAGTAAAATTGTCTTTATTTTCTTTATCGTAGTATAAAAATCCTTTTTTATATTCATCGGATGGTTTATCTTGAGAATTAGTATATTCTCTCCATCGCTTGTCTGCTTCTTGGCTATCCCATTCAGTATCGTCTTCCGCAAATGAATAATCTTGTAATTGCATAACATTACTTTTGAAAGATGTTATTAAAGCCTCATCATTGGCAGGAAAGATAACAAGAGATATTTCCATTAATTCAAAATCTGTAATATAAAAAATATCGTGAACTTCATCGTATTCTCCATCTCGTGCATAACCTCCAATAGACATTTTTTTAATACTTCCAATTTCTATTTGAGGAATAATAATATCTCTAACACGAGCATCTGCTCTTGGAAGTTTAGCTTCAACAAATAGTCCTTTATCATCAACACGCACTAATTTTATTAATCCTAATGGATAATCACCTTCAAATTTTCTATGATTCCATAAAACTGGAAATTCTTCTCCTATATAACCATTCTTTTCCCAAGTTTCTTGAACAACAATGTCTCCTTGATAATCTAATTTATCAGTAGATGCATATCCACTAAATGTAAAGTATTTATCATTCTCATTGTTTTTATCTGTATATTTTAAATCAAATCCCTGATAAATAATTTTATCTTTTAAAGACTTAAGTTTGTCTATGTTCCTAATATCTTTTGTAACCTTTGTCATAAAAACTCCTTAATAAGCTATTTCCTAGCCATTATTGTGTATATTCGATGCATCATTTCCTATCGTATTTGTATTATCTTTTTTTGAACTATAATATTCTGAAATAATATCTAAAGGCATTGTATTTGCTGGGACTAGTATTTGATCTCCATTCTCTATGTCTTGCATGTTTAACATTCGTCTTCGCTCATTAACTGTTACTGCATATATTCTTTCCAATTTTTGAATATTCTCTAATTCCATATTCCTAATTACAGGAATATTAAATGGTATATAGGAAACACAAAACTTTAAAAAACTAAGCCCTTCATATCTATGCATCATTAGTCTGCTTAAACTTGTAAGAACATAAGTTAATTTTGGTAAAACATTATTTTTGTAAAAATAATAATATGCAACTTGTGAACTTGATTGTCCCATTGCCTCTGGATCCACCATTGCTAATGGAATATCTAACCCATTATAGATTGCATCCTGTAGCATTTTTCTTAAATCTTTAAAATCCATATCTCTTAAATTATTTGATAGGTTTTGATATTTAAAATTTCCACCATCAAATAATGCAATAGATCCAGCATTTTGAGATCCCGTAAACTGTGCTTTAAGTGAAGCCTTTAAATCTTCTTTTGACTTCTGCGATAATGTTCGCTCAGTCATAAATGCACCAGATAATCTTGCTCCATTTTTCAATAAAGCATAATTATGTTTTCCACCCTCAAAGAACTGATTTATTTCTTGTTTTAAAGAATTTATAAATGGAACACCAACAAAACTATTTAACTTTGTTGACATATTATGTATACAATAAAGCTCAGCCAAATTATCTTCTCGTATATATCTTATTCTTTGTGCCTTACTGTCATTAACCCTTTTAAATTCAATACCACTTAATGATTCTGTATTAACATTATACGAATCTGGAAATCTATCATTTAAATTACTATTTGGAACTATATGTCTACTATCAACAACCTCAAGCTCAATTGGTGGATAATTTACATTTCCATAAGCAACATAATATACTGTTCCTGTAGCAACAAAATACTTGCATAAACTTGATAAAAATGTTAAATTATTATCTAATGGAGAAGGCATCTTTAATATTTTTAACAATTTTTGCAAACTTTCTTGTTCTTGTGGTTCATATTTTTTCAAAGATTCAGAATAATAGTTTATATATATTTTCTTTTCTTCATCATATACAGATAAGTCTACCTGTGCCATAGCATCAACTATTTTATTTATTGCTTCCCCAACAATAGATATATTGTTATAGTAATATATAGCATCACTATCACTTAAATATTCCTGCGTAGAAGTATTTAATAACATATCAAGTATTGGCAAATCAGAATTAGGGACACTTCTTAATCCAAACTGAGACCATTTATTTTTCTCACTTGGCTTGTAATTTAAAAATCCCATATATAAAAGTTCCTCAATTATAAAATTATTTAATGTTAACAAACAACTTCAAAGCTAACATTGCTATCGAACATATCAGTTAACGTTAAAAATAAAGCATCCCTCATGTCATCATGTGGAGGATCGTTTATTGTTATTTGTTCTTCAAGTAAAGCTCTATCACTAGGGTTTCGTATTATGGTTTCATTAAAAAAAACCCATCCACGCTGAAAATATATAGATTTATTTTCCAGAGTAACCCTTTTACCTATATTTCCTTTTCCTAGCTCAGAAGTAGGTATTACAGGCAAATTACCAGTATTCATTAATCTAACAGCAAAGTCTCTAAACGCTGCTACATCTTCTACAAAAATAAAATCAAAATTATATTCTTTATGTAAATCCACAATATAATCTATTCTGTCTTGCATAGACATTCTGTGTTGTTCAATTCTTAAAACGTAATAATTACTACGACTAGGATTATCTTTAAAAATAGTCCTGTATACAATTGCAAAACCAGTATAATCACTTTTTTTACTTTCACCAACAGAAGGATCAATACCTAACATTTTGCAAACAATGTCTTCCTCTTGTAGATTTATTTCATCGTAATATTTTATCCAATCTAAATTAATAATACTTTCTTCGTTGCTAAATAAATCATTTTGATATTCTCTATAAAACAACACAGCAGGCATTGATTCTTTTAATACCATTAACT